AGTTTGGCTTTATTCATAAATCATCATTTGATGGTTGACAAGTGTACAAAGTGTGTTAAACTATCTTACGGTGAAGGTTACGAATACTGTGAGGCTGTTGAATCAAAGTACCAAACTTTGCTTCAAGAATATGCCGCCGCAGGCCCGAAAATAGAAATGGCATCCTGTGAGAAATGTATGGGTATGGGAACTTTTACCAGCAAAAATTTGAGTACAGGAAAATATAATACTCAGGAAGATTGGGAGAGAGAACACAATAAATGAAAACATACAAGAAAAAAACAGTAAAAGCAGTAGATAAAATCCTGTGCGATGCTTGTGGAAAAGATTGCACAATTACTGAACCAGTAGATGAGCATGAATATGCTGAACTAACTGCTACATGGGGATATTTTTCCCAACAAGATGGTACACAGTATGATATTCATTTGTGTGAAAATTGTTTTAATGAAGTTCTAGGTTTTATTAAGGATAAAAGAAATAAACTTTTGCGTCCGTTTAATTATCCATATCCTAATGATCCATTAGAGGGAAAGAACTACTTTGTTTAAGCTTAATAAAAGAAGTCGTTTCAATTATTGGAGTTGTTCCAAATTTGCCAACTGGATTAGGGGCATTGAAAAACCCTTTGCTCTTGGGTTGGATGAATGGGGAGTTTGGAGAAAAGAATCAAAACAAAAACACCCGTTTAGATACTGGGTTGCTGAAAAACTGTTAAATTTTTTGCAGGATATTGTGAATCTACCTATGGATATTTATCATACCATAGAAGTATACATTCGTAATCGTTTTATTGATAAAATGCACTATCTTAGAACAGGACTAAAGCCGGGACAATATTACGATCTTGATTATAGAATACTTCACGGTCTTTTTAATGAGTTGACAATTTATGTAGAGGATGAACTGGCTCATCTTAGTAAATGGAAATCTGAGAAGAAATATAAATTTGTCGGGGGCAGATGTGCGGAGGCAGGATTGGATTACCTAAACTGGGCCGGTCAACTAAAGATGAATGAAGATTATGGAGTAAATCCTGGTGAAAAAGATTACGGTAAACCTACTGCACAAGCAATATCTTCTCAAAAAATATTAGAACTTTACAACTGGTGGAAGGATAGAGACTATAGAACTGATCCATACTCTATATTTAGTAAAGAAAAAGACGGGAAAAACTATTATAAAAAGATTCAGAAAGCTATGGATGACTATGACAAAGAAGATACAAAAATGTTGATTGAATTCATTAAAATTAGAACAAGTCTCTGGACATAAAAAATTATACTGTCTATAAGACAGTTATTGACAACTTCTCTTAGAGAGTTATACTACGATGCGTTATGTGATTTTTGTCACGCTGGTTTTGGTTAGTTTTCTGGTTGGATATATCACGGGGGCTTATTATTAATGACTCAACTTAGTATTAATGATTGTATTACTCATCTACAAGCTAGGTATCATGAGTATGAAATTCTAATTAAAGGAATGGAAACTAGAAATAGTGAACTAATTAAGGTGGTAGCTACCATTAGATCAAACTTGGAAAGAGCCATCAAAAATCCATCAACCCTTAATCAAGCAGTATACGATAGCATTGACCTGTGCAGGGCCAATTTTAAATATATGGACTACTCCAGCGGACAATTTAAACAAGACCCTCCACTTTCAAACGAGGATAAAAAACTGCCATGAGATTAGACCTTGCTAATCATATTAATGTTGGAGACAGGATATTCAACTGCTTTATGGATGAATTAGTAGTATCATCTATATATAAAGATGTTTCTGATAATAATATTTTTCATAGCATAGTTTTTGCAACTATTGATAGTAGATTCAATAAAGACTCTTATGATTCACATAATGTTTATCTATCTGAATTAGATGGTGAAACTGATGATGAAAAATCTTGGGTAGAATGGGCTAAAAATAACAGAGATTTTTTTGATAATTTTAATCACATAGAAACTCTTAAAGAAATCTATAAGATTGGTTTTTGTAACGGATTTGAATTTAAGCATAAAATATCCTCAGAGGAGATGCTGCAAAAATGATGATTTCTGAAATTAAAAAATGGGCAAAGAGTTGGGGTTATTCTATTATTAAAGATAAAGGCGATGAGGAAAAAAACGAACCAGTACAATATTATTGGAGTAAAGATGATGATATTAATGCCACGGGGGTTGCTCCTAGCGTAAGCAAAGTCGCCAGAGAAATATACAATCATTTTACAGAAAATAAGTGGGTTGAATATCAGATTGAATATAAAGAAAAATTAGAATACAAAAAATTTGAAGTAAATGAATATGGCTCTTAAAAATTTATATATTGATAGGGATTGGGAAACTAAATGTATAGATAAAATATGTCAAGAAATTCGTCAGAACAGTCTTATTAATTTAGCTAGTAAAACAGCAATATTACAATTAAGCTATGAGTATTCTGGACTTATGGCTCAATTAATGGCCCATAAACTATCTGATAAAGATGAGCCACTGGACGTAGAACCAGTTAATATTCCATACAAAGATGAATTTGAAGCTTTTATTCATCCAGATCAATTAGACCCATACTACTCATTAATCGTAGTAGACAGCGGATGTCTTAGTGGAAATAATTTTAGAAAAATAGAGAAAAAACTTTTAGATTATGGTTTTCCAAGATCACAATTATATTTTACATGCGTGGCCTGTGATCTTAATAGTATTTTCCGCCCAGATTTTTGTCCAATATATTTTAATGGAGATGAACACATGGTTTCGTTTTGGTGGGAAACTAAAACAGATAAATTCAGGAGAGAATAATGAGTTTAGTAAAATTAATTAGCGTAACTCCCGATGCTGAAAAAACTATGGCCTATTGTGCTAGAGTTTCCAATCCTAGTAATCAAGACAACGATAACTATGCTAGACTATTAAAATATTGTATTGATCATCAGCATTGGAGCATATTTGAAATGGCTTTCATGACTCTGGAGATCAATACCACAAGGGGAATTGCTGCTCAAATTCTACGACATAGATCGTTCACTTACCAAGAGTTTTCTCAGAGATATGCCGACACAACATTATTAGCTGAAGATATTCCATTATTTGCACTAAGAAGGCAGGACAATAAGAATAGACAAAATAGTATAGATGATATAGCTGATGAAACAAGAGTTAAGTGGAATACTAAAATTCGTGAGCATTTTGCTAAAAGTAAGGCTCTTTATGATGCTATGATAGCGGACGGTATTGCTAAAGAGTGTGCTAGATTTATTCTACCATTAGCTACGCCCACAAGACTTTATATGAGTGGCAGCGTAAGATCATGGGTCCACTACATTAATCTACGATCTGCTCATGGAACTCAAAAAGAACATATGGATATTGCTAATGAAGCTAAAGAAATTTTTAAAACTCAATTCCCCATTATATCGGAGGCTTTAGGATGGTAGAAAAAGAATTTACTGTAACTGGACAACTTAAAGAGACAAATGGAACAGACAAACAGATGTTAATTTTACATCGTTCTTTTTTTACTTCATCCAAAGAAGAAGCTATCAAAAATTTTCATGATTATTTTGAGCCAAAACTAAAAGTTGTCAAGATTTTTTCTGTGGTAGACGATAAAGGAATTTTAGCTTAATGGATACCAAACTAGACTTCACACTAAAAGTAGTAAAAGAATTACTATCTCACAAGTTTTCTGTCAAGCTATTAAATGTGGACAACATTGATGGTTATGGTGGATGGTTTGGAACAGATGAATGTGAAGAAGAATTTGTGGTAGCTATGAAACACCATATGGGTTTTGAGATATTTATTCATGAATACTGTCATTTCTTACAGTGGAAGCATGATCGTAAATTGTGGGACAAATCCATGATAACTTATGATCTGTTATTTGATTGGATAGAAAATAAATTTTTAGATGTGACTAATGAGGCTTTAGATGCTAGTTTACATGATATTCTAGAAATAGAACATGATTGTGAAAAAAGAGTTCTAAAATTAGTAGCAAATAATCCTATAGAAAATTTTGATACTGATAAATATATCCGGGCAGTTAATGC